CAGCTCCAGCCCGGATTATCTCTTGTCGAAAACCCGGCAGTTCCGAACAGCAGCGCAACCGATGATGTTTTTGTTTACCCCCAACCCAGCTCCGTCAGCATGGGTGCCCGACCCAATACGATGTTATATGGCACAGCGCCCGCCAAATTTGGTAAGGGAGCCCCGGCCCAATATGTTGAGACGAGTGATCGTTTAAGACCGCAAAGTACTTCTACACATAACAAACAACCGATTAAGACATGGGAGCGAGGTATCTTCCCGGTTCAAGACAAGGGTGTCGTTTTGCCGCCCCAATCTGTCGCGTACAATAGTCCGGCGAGTACTCGTGCCGATCTTCAGAACGGTTTGTTTGACAAGCGATATAATTAAAAATGTTTTGATAATATAAGAATGGCTGATCCTATTTCTATTTTGGCGGTTGCCGGGCTTGTATATGCCGGGCGAGCCTTGAGTACTGAATCGAATCCAGCAGAGTCAGTCCCTAAGGAAGAAATTATCGAAGCTCCCTCTGAACCGACTCTTTCCGACGAAGTTCCTAAATTTAATGAAACACAATTCGCTCCTAGAACAGAAATATCCCAGAAGAAGGAGATGGCCAGCTTTGCCGATGTGGCTCCCATGCCGAGAAGTGGTGGTCAGGAAGTCCTTGACATGCGGGAACGCATGTATGATCAGGGGAAGATGAACAATTTGGCTCCCATTGAGAAACAACTCGTTGGTCCGGGTTTGGGTAATCCCAATGCCCCGGCGACGGGTGGATTTCAACAACTTTTCCGTGTTAATCCGACCCTCGTTGGTGCTCATAAGCTTACCCACTTACCGGGTCGTGTTACGGGTCCAGGACAAGACGTGTCTGGTGGTCTTAGAACGGCCACACCGACCGTTGGTCACAACATGCCAGAAAAGACGGCATTCCTTCCGGATCGCCTTCCGAATGCGGGTGGCTATGCTCAAGGCATGTCTGGTGCCCGGACTCGCCCGTCTCATCAACGCACGATGCGAACTACCAATCGTTCGGAGACTGGCTTACGAACAGACGGTTTAGGTTATGCCCCGGCTAAACGCGTGGTTAGCGGTTTAACCAATCCTCAAGATATCACCCGACTCAAGAACGACGAACATACTCAACAATTCTACTATAACAACCAACCGGCTCCGGGTATTAGTAATTTCCACAATGGTCATAACGTTGCCCCGGCGACAAACCTTGCTTTGGAAAACAAGAGAGGTTTCGGTTACACACCCGAACAACTTCAACGGTATGGATTCCGTGCCGATGATCGTCGTGGTAACCCCAATCGTCCCGCGAATGCTGGAAGAATGAATGTCCGTGAGGCTCCTTTGAAGGCGACGGGCTTAGTTACCAGTGTTCGTGCCGATACGAGCCGTATTGATGGTCGCGACGGCGTTATGAGCGGTGGCTGGACGCAACAATACAACCAAGTTCCGTATCACAACTTTAACGCTTATAAGGATGCTCCTAACCCGTACGCCTCTTCTGGTGCTTCTGGTTTGGACGTCGCCAAGGAACAACTTAAGAATAACCCGATCGCCCAAAAACTGTACAAATAAGTATTTATATATCCCAGAACAGAGTTAAACACTCATTAAAATTATATCACCTAATTTTAATGAAGGTCCATACCTTAGATATCGATAGTAGCGAAAGGGATCCCATACTGTACCCAGACCCGTCAAGTTACGTTATTTCGCTGAAAAACCCTATTTATGACGTCTCTAAGATATCTCTAATATCGGCTAAAATACCTAATAGTCAATTGCTTGTTCATTCTCGCAATAAAACATTTTCCGTGAGTGGTAATACGGTGACATTAGATGAAACAAATTATGCGAGTGTCGGTGATCTTGTCACGGATCTTACCACAAAACTGGACGACACCGTTGCCCCTGCTATACAAACTATCGCATACGATACCGATACGAATACAATTACGTTTTCTAACGTAAATGTTGGTACCGCCCCTGACAAAAGTTTTACACTCGAATTTAACTCGGGGACAAATGGTTATACGAGTAATGCGGAACCTAACACCACTCCGCACCAATTATTGGGATTTGCTAGTCGCGACTACACGTCGAGTGGGACCCCCAATTTGATTAGAAGTGGTTCTATAAACCTGAACGGACCAACATCATTAATTGTGAGACTGAGTACGGGTTCAGATGACTTTACACGTACGGTATATACAACAACACCGTTTTATACAGGAAGAGTGATTCTATCGGGTGACACGCTTGTTCATAAAGGAATTGATGACCCTCTTACACATTCGTTCGTAGGTGGTTCTCAAAAGACTATTCGGGATATAAAGGTTGAATTCTTCTACATGAGCCACGGAAGACTCATTCCATATGATTTCAGAAATCAAGATCATGTAATGAAATTTGAAGTCACGTGTTCTACTGATAAACTTGAAAACCTTTCTAAACAACAGACGCCTCTGTCGCGATTTGACTTACCGCCACCAATAAGCATTCCAGAAATGGAGAATCCTTATAGATGGAAAGAATATCTTTCTATCGTTGGTATTGTTTTATTAGGATTGATAGTTATATTAATCACTTCTAAGCCTAGATCAAAAATTGCAATAAAACTTCCGACCAAGCTTACTGAGTAACCGCATAGACCGGTTGGAGCGGCTTGCGCACACGGCTGGAGACACGAGACATCACCAAATAGACCGTCACGGACAACAAAGTGGTGAAAAGCGCGGTGAGAGCGAAGTGCTGACCACCATTACGCTTAACAGTGACGATTTGCTGAATGGCCCAACGGACGAGGTCCATCCACGAGAGAGCGGCGGCGAAGGTGAAACCCGCGACGACGGCGTTCAAGCTTTGGGATTCCAATTCTTGGGTAACGAGACCAACTGTATCGGCGAGGGCGGACATTGTATTTAAAGTATATAGAGAAATTATTCTGGGAGTAGCTCTTCTTCTGTTACAAATTTTTTGTATTTATCCTGATTATATCCTTTCGTCCTGGATTTCTTGTTCTTCGTTGTTTTTAACTTTGCCAGTTGTATTGTTTCTGTTTCACTTCCAGTAACACTACTACTATCTGTACTAGTATCACTTTCATCATCACTTGACTCGTCGGATGAACTGGATCCGCCTTCGATCTCTTTTAGTTTAGTCGAAGTAGTCCATCCTTCTATCGACGACGTGTTCATTATTATCTATGGCGTTTTTAATCATCTCTTCCACCGGCGTCTTGGGTTCCCAGTTACCCCATCGTTCATACGATTCATTTACGTCGGTATATTTTTTGTCGTCTCCCGAATACGGTTCAAAATTAATCTCCTCGGTTTCATCTACGATTTCGAGGGCATCTTCGTCTTCTGAATCTTCGTCTTCTGAGTTTTCTTCGTAAATTTCCGGAAATTGAGAACCAATTCTTTGTCCAACCGTATTCATTGCACAATATTTAATTGCGTATTCAAAATCCTTCGATAAGATGACATCACGTCCACACGCCTTTGCGTAGTCTGCTGCCAAAAGAACAGACTGTTCCAAAACGGGTGTGATAATTTCAATAGCGGCTTGTTCCATTAATATCCGTCTTCAAAAATAGTTTGGGCAATTCCATCCACTATTCTGAGAACATTGTAACTTAGGGCATACACGTGTAATTTTCTGTCTATATCGGAAGGGTTCGTCGTGATTTTTAATCGCTGGTTCTTGATGAGACTGAAATTCTTCTGTCCGGTAGGATAAGGCTTCTCTGGTTCAAGACTGAAACTATGAGAATAGAATCTTCGTATTAATGGTGTTTTGGAGTGATGAATAGCAGATTGAATAGCTTTCAAAAACATAAAACTTCCAGCCTTTCCTGTTATGGTATGTTCATCATCGAGAGTAAGTTCCAGCTTGTCTAAATTCTCGTAATATAACAATCTATCACTTACCGATAGATATATATTATCGTAATCAAATGGAGCTACGAAATCATCGATTGTTTTGTTATTTTCACGCTGAATGACAAAATACAGCTCTTTTACGGGGTTGATAAAATTTAATTCAAATTCATTCTCCTGAGAGCCTCTGTACGGGATATCGAATGTATTTTTCTGAAACTGCGTAATAACCATGTCTCTGTTGGTGTTTTGGATTCTTAATCGTTCCCCTGGATCTAAAAATATCATCTCCGCGGTAATTGAAAGCTTCTTTATGAGGTTTTGAGTAAAACTTCTTTCAAAGAAGTCGAATATACGAGCATGTCCCGCACTTGTACCCGTACCATCGTTTGATTTGGCACCAACAATTAATCGGTTTCCATCCTTAGTTAGAGAAACGGACCAGCCAAATTCGTCAGCGAGCGCTTCGGCATCCAAATCAACACCCCGCTGGTGCCAATTTCCGGATGAGGCACTCGCCTGTGCGTTGGACCAATTTGTAGATCCACTCCATTCATACACACGCACATGACCCTTCGCACCACCCAAAGGGTTCATATTTGCGCCTATTGCTAATCGTTTCCCGTCTCCGGATATACTTACCGATACACCAGACTGATCGAATCCGGATTCACCGTCTATATCTGTACCCATCTGATACCAATTATCGGCTCCATCCCATATAAATACACGAACATGACCGGCGTCTGTCTGCGTACCATCATTTTTGGGACCACCAACTGCTAAAACGTGACCATCATACGAGAGACTTGACGAAAAGCCGAATTCATCACCTGAGTTTTCGCTCGCGGCTATGTAATTTGAACCGGCATCGGTCGTTACCCACGTTGAACCGGATGTATTTTTTATCGCCTTGACATAGCTTGTTCCGTCCGGGTTGTTTGCGCCTGATACGATTATCTTTCCGTCTCCACTGACTGTAACACTATAACCCAATGCGTCACCTAAAGCATTACCAACTTCGCTACCTTCGGGTTGTATTCCTACGGTATTGGTGTTATTTCTCGAAACTCTGTATGCGTAGTATTTACCCTGTGAGTTATTTAATCCACGAGCTCCTATTCCAATTACAGTCCCGTCGTGTGATATGGACACAACACTCCCAAAGTTTGTATTTGCGACAGTATCCGGTACCGGGGGGTCTAACGTAGTGTTAAGATCCCAAGCATTTGTTCCTGAATTATAATCATACACTCTCACGCGACCCGTATTCGTAATACTCGGTGTGTAATCGTGATTGGGAGCACCCACCACGACCCTATTACCATCGGCCGATATAGCCGCCGCTTGTCCAAAAAAGTCATTCGCAGCTGAACCATCTATGTCCGGTCCTTTTTGCGAGGTCGCCCCATCTATTGAAAATACCCTCACGTGACCGGCATTTGTTCTCGCATTGTCCGGATCATTATCCGGGGCACCAACTACCGCATATTTACCATCCGGCGTGATAGCAACGACAAAACCGGATCCGTCTCCGGTTGCTTCACCATCTATATCGTTTCCATTTTGTAAGTATGTATTCACACCATACCCGTAACCCTTACCGGCATTTGATGCCCATGAAGATACGCCACTCACCGTCACTTTTTGGTTATTGACAATACACTCTTCCGCCGACCTTAATTTTATTTCAATTTCCACCTCTTGGCGGTCAATGGCACACAGAGGTATGGCCAATTCTGGATTTCTATAGAAGTAAAACGGAATATCAATGAAATATTTTTGACTGCTGCTTGCGACACTCAAATGACTTAATATGGTTGGGGTATTTACACGGAGAG